GGTCAATCAGCGCCACGAATCTCCGGATGTAAACCGGCTTGATCGGGCGAGCGCTGGGAACCGTGAGCAGACCCGCCACGGGGTGGCGGAATACAACGTGGCTCGTGCCGTGCTGTCGATAGTCGATAGAGAATCTGTCCGCAACCACTTTCAGATCCTCAATCCGCCAGTCCCGCGGGTTGGTCCGCATCCGCTGAAGGATCTTGGCGGCATTGCTCACACTCTGATGGTACCAGCAGTGGTACCACTACACAAGACCATTCGCCCCGATCATGGCCGATAACAGGCTCGAACTCGTCGTTGAAGTCGACACCAACCGGGCCAATGCGTCCATCAAGAGCGTCAACGCGAGCCTGTCGAGCATGGAGGCGTCGGCCGTAAAGACCGCCCGAGGCGCGGCGCAGGTTATCGACGGCATGACGGCGGCCATGGTGAAGGGCGCCACCGCAGGGAACCTTCTGGCCGACGCCATCAAGAGCGCGCTCACCTGGGCCAAGGAGTTCACGATCGGCTCGGTCATGATGGCGGCTGAGAACGCCAAAGCCGAGGCCTCGCTCAAGGCCCTGGCCAACGCCCACGGCGTGGGCGCGGCCGCGGCGGCCAGACAGGTCGCCGCCATCGAAGAGATCGGCTTCGAGTACACCGAAGCCGCGCACGCCGTTCAGCGGTTACTCGTGGCCGATCTGGAGCTGTCGAAGGCGCAAGGTCTCGCGAAACTGGCCAAGGACGCGGCGGCAGTCCAGAACATCGCCGCCGGCGAGGCCCTCGAGTCGATCGTAATGGCCATCGAATCGGGCGCCTCGCGGGGGCTGCGCACCCTGGGCCTGTTCGTCGACTTCCAGAAGGAATCTCAGATCGCGCAGCTTCAACTTGGCCGCGCCCTGACCGAGACCGAGGAGAAGCAGCTCCGCTACAACGCGGTCATCCGCGAAGGCGCGAAGATCCAGGGCGCCCATGCGGCGGCTTCCCAGACGGTCGAGGGCCAACTCGGCGCACTGCGCCGAGAGTTCAACAACTTGCGCGAAGATATCGGCGCCCAGTTCCAAGATGACTTCAAGGCGCTGATCGGCAACCTGCGCGGCCTGGTCGGCTGGCTTCGCGAGAACACCGACCTGCTCAAGAAGTTCGGCGAGGTGGCGCTGTGGGTCTCTGGCGTTCTTGCCACTTACGCCCTGGCCGACAAGATCATGGCGCTGGCGAAGTCGATCGCCGCGCTCCAACTCGCCAGCATCAATCCGTACGCTCTGCTGGCAGTGGGCGTGGTTGGCGCGGGCTTCGCCATCTACTCGCAGTGGAAGGACACCCAGGATCAGCTACAGGCCCGTTTCGACGAGATGCAGCGGAAGGCGCTGCGCGAGGATCTGCTAAGCGGCAAGACCAGCGTGGACACGCTGCGCAAGCAGGGCATGACCGATGATCAGATCCGTGGCCTACTTGGAGAGAAGCGCTGGCTGCCCAGTGAGTGGGAGCCGCCCACCTACGAGGGTCCCAAACTCCGCATCAAGTCGTCATCGGAGCCGGACCTCGAAGCGTTGAAGCGGGCGGCCGAGATCCGGAAGCGCCAGTTGGAAGTGGAGCGGGAGAGCGCACGCGCGCTCGAAGAAGCGCGTCGGCGTGGCTTGACTGGATTCGCCCGGGACATGGCCGAGGTCCAGGAGCAGATCCGCAAGTGGACCACCTTTGTTGACGAGCGCGGCAACGAGCAGCAAATCGCACTCACGCGCAAAGCCTGGGAGAACGTCATCGGCGAGCTCCGCGAGCGCCTTGCGAACTGGCAGAAGGAAGTCCAGGAGACCAATCGCAAGAACCTTGCCGAGTATCTGGCCGCGGAAGAAGAGTCCGCGCGGCGTAGGCTCGAGATCGAGTCGCATCTGTTCAGCCAGCGGCTGGCCTACAACGAGGAGGTTTCCAAGCGCAACCTCGATCACCTGGAGCAGATGCTCGGCATTGAGGAGACGCGGGCCGGGATTGTGCGCGAAGCCCAACTGCGGGCGCTCGATGCCACGAACGCCCAGACTCTTGAACAGAAGGTCGCCGTCGAACAACGCAAGGCGGCGATCGAGATCGAATACATCACAAGGGTCCACGAGATCCGCATGCGTCTGTTCGACCTCGAAACCTTGCGGATGGTCATTGAGGAAGAGGCGCAGCTCAAGCGGCTCGGCTATCGGGCTGATGAAATCCAGGCACGGATCGCCGAGCTCACCGCACAGCGGGATGAGATTCGGCGCTTCCAGCAGGAGGCCACCGACGCCGCGATCCAGGGTGCGCGTGAGACGGCGGCGATCCGCGAGGCGCAGTTGGTGCGCGACAACAACCAGCGGATCTTCGATTCCTTCAAGCGCCAAGCCGAGGGTGTCTTCGACGCGCTGCTCACCAAGTCGCAGTCCCTCTGGGCGGCCATTGGTAACTCGCTCAAGACCGCCCTACTCACCGCCATCAAGGACGTGGTCACCTCGCGCGTCGCCGCGATGCTGATGCAGTTGTTCACCGGCACGCGGGTCTCGCTGGCCGGTGGAGGCGCCTCCGGCGGGGGCACACTTGGCAGGCTCGGCGGGCTGCTCGGTATCGGTGCAGCGCCGGTCTTCGGAGGAGGTAGTGGCGGCGGTGGTCCCATTCCCGGTGGCGCGGCCGGCGGGTGGGGCACGCCTCCCTTCGTCCCTTCGACCCGCGGCGGGGGCTGGAGTGGCCTGCTCGGCGGCTGGAAGGATTTTCTTGGCTTCGGCGGCGGTGTCCAGTACGCGCCTGGCAAGGCCGTGACATGGGAATCCGCCACGATGGGCCAGAAGCTCTCGGCGCTCGGAAGGTCCCATGCCGCGCTGCTCGGCGGCGCGACGCTCGCGATGATGGGCCTCCAGCGCGGAGGCGTCTCGGGTCTCGCCATGACCACCGCCGGCGGCGCGATGATCGGCTTCAAGTATGGCGGTCCATTGGGAGCGGCGATCGGCGCCGGAATCGGCGCAGTCGCCGGGCTGGTGCGGCTGTTCGTCAAAGGCGCCGAGGAGAAGGTCCGCGAGAAGATCAAGGCCACCTACGGGGTCGACATCCGCGATAAGGGCGTGCTGAGGCAGATTGTCGAAATCGCCAAGCAAGGCTTTGGCGGCAATCTGGAGGCGGCCATCCGCAGCCAGCAGATCCGCGACCTGGTTGAGTTGTACGCGCTGTCGACCGGCCAGAGCACTTCGGGGCTCCCGGCAACTATGCGCCCTGTGTCGCTCCTTCAGCAAGGAGGCGGGCTGTTCCAATCGAGTTCCGGCGGCCTGTCGCTAGCGCCGCTCGGTGGCGGCACGCCTTCGGCCGCGGCGGCTCCCACGGTGATCAACATCACCGTACCCGGAGCGAAGGAGTTCTTCGAGAAGGAAACCGTCCGCGTGGTGGTTGAAAATCCGCGAGCGGTGCAATCGGCGGCGATGACGGCGACCAAAGCCAGCGCCGGCCGCCGCGAGATGACCGGGCTGCAACTCAGCCCAGGATTGATTATGTCGTAGGACTCAAGCAGCGTTGCGTGGCAGGACTTCGCGCTCGATTCGGCTGGCCAGGGCATCCTCGGCGGCCGCCAGATCGTACTTCGCCTGAAGGTTGACCCACATCTGGGCCGAGGTGCCGAAGTAGCGGGCCAACCGCAGCGCCGTGTCCGCGGTAATGCCGCGCTGGCCTTTGATGATGCCGCCGATCCGGTTCGCGGGCACGCGCAGCGCCGTAGCGAGGGCGTTCGCGGTCAGGCCGGCCTCGTTCAGCAGGTCCTGTAGAACCTCCCCGGGATGGATCGGTGGCAAGCGCTTCGGCTGTTTCGTTGCCATGTTGGAGCCTCCTTTCAGTGGTAATCGACAATTTCGACGTTGTGAGCGTCTCCGTCCCGCCATTCAAAGCAGATCCGGAACTGGTCGTTGATTCGGATACTGTGCTGGCCTTTCCGGTCACCCTTGAGCGCTTCCAGCCGGAGGCCCGGCAGTTCGAGATCCCGCAGAGAGGTGGCCGCGTCCAGGAGTTCCAATCGGATCCGAGCCGCCTTCTCGATGCTCTGAAACTTCCGGCTGAACTTCCGATCCAGCAACAACCGCACATCCTTCTGGCGGCAGGATCGGATCATACGAATACCATATTACGACGCGCGTACAACCAAGGCAATTCATGACCCGCCAGGAACTGATTGAGAAGATCGCACGGGCGATCGCCGAGATGGAGGGTTTCTACGCCACTACCGCGAAGCCAACCCTTGCCCAGAGGAATGCAAACCCGGGCAACATCCGGCAGTGGCGCGACGCGCGCGGCCGGCCGTATCCCACTCATCGCGGTTACGTGGACTTCGTCGCGTGGGCGTCCGAGCGGTTTTCCGGTGCCTCGCGCGAGGAGATGAGCCGCCGGGCGATCGAGGAAGGCTGGCGCATCCTGCGCGTACTGGTTGGGCAATATCTGGACGGGCGTTACACGCAGGGCAAGCCGCCGAGCCTTGAGGAGATGTTTCGGGCCTACGCGCCCTCGGCGGACGGCAACCACCCGGCAAACTATGCCCGTTTCGTCGCCCGAAAGATCGGCGCGCGGCCGGACCAGCGACTCATCGACCTGGTGACCGCCTGATGCCCGGCTCGGTCCAGAACGCGGCGCCGCTCACCGTGCTGCCGGCCAGCCTATCGCGGGCCTTCGTCCACGAGCGCGAGTATCAGGTGCTCGATAACGAGTACGGCAACGGCGAATCGCAGCGCTCCGCCCAGGCGACCAACAGCCGCAAGCGCTGGCGGCTGGCCAAGCGCCTGACTCCGGCGCAACTCACGGCGCTGCGCGACTTCTTCGACGCCCGCAAGGGTGCGACTGAGTCGTTCTACTTCTACGACCCGTATGAGACCAGCCCAAAGTTTTCCCATGATCCCTCCGGCCAGGCCGTCGCGGGCCGCTACACCGTGCGCTTCGGCGGCGAGTGGAGCCAGTCGGTCTCGCTCGGCCGCGCGGACGTTTCCATTGAACTGATCGAGGTGGCTTGAACCATGCCCGGCAAATCGCAATCCCATACCGACGCAGTCCTCAACGTGCTGCGCGGCTCGACGCTCAACGGCGTCACGCCCTTCGTCGGTCTCTTCTCCACGGCTCCCGCTAACGACGCTGCCGCAGGTACCGAACTTTCCGGCAACGGCTACCAGCGGCAGGCAGTGACGTTCGGCGCGCCCGTCACCGACTCAGGCAACGTCCGAAAAGTCTCGAACACCAACAACATCTCCTTCGGGCCGGCCTCGGCCGACTGGCTCCAGGCCGTCGCCTTCGGCATCTTCGACGCCTTGTCGGGAGGCACGCTCCTCTACTGGGACGCGCTGACCACGCCCAAAACCATTCAGCAGGACGACTACGGCCAATTCGCGCCCGGCACGCTCGTCGTGAAGGAGGACTGACGTGGCCATCGACACGATGGACAAGCTGGTAGCCGCGCTGCCCGGCCAGCACCGCCACCTCTTCAAAGCCTCACAGACTGCCGAAGGCGCGGGCACGTGGCACTCGCTGTGGAAAGCGGCGGGCAGTCCGGGCGCCGGTTCAACGCCGCCCACGGGCAATGGCCAGGTGCCCACACGCCTCACTGCCGGGGCGATCACGCTGGTGAACCCAAGCGGCGCAAACAAGCTGTACCTGGCGCGGTTCTCCGTCGCCGGCGCAACCGCGGGCACGGTGATTCTCTATGACCGCCTTTGGCACAACTCTGGGCTCAACGGCAACATCACCACGGCGCAGACCATTGCGACGCCGCCCATGCTGACGCGGCCGGACGCCGACGGCGCCGATGTCGAGCTGTGGGGCGAGGTCTACACGGCGATGGGCGCGACCGCGAGCGTCTTCACGGCCACCTATACCAACCAGGACGGCGTCGCCGGGCGTTCCGCGACGTACTCCATGCCCGCCAATGCGCTCTCGGTCGGGCAGATGTTTCCGTTCACGCTCCAGGCTGGCGACACGGGCGTGCGGACGGTGAGCCAGGTGCAGTTGTCTGCCGCCACGGGAACCGCGGGGGACTTCGGAATGGTACTCCTGCGTCGGCTCGCGGAGGTGCCGATCACCGCCGTCAATGTGCTGGCCGACCGCGATGCCTTCGCCCTGGGTATGCCTGAAATCTCCCCGGACGCCTGCCTCGCCCTTCAGGTTCTTTGCACGACCACGAGCACGGGAAACATCATGGCGGCGGTTGAGTTTATCGAGGGCTGATGCCGGGCAGGGGCGGGTATCCGAACCAGTCGGCGCGGATCACGCGCGCGGCCCTCACCCCGAAGCCGGAAGACGGTGTTCGGGCGGCCCTGTCTGCGTACTTCCTCGGCGGTGGCACGATTCAGGCCATGGCCGGGAACGCAGCGGGGCTGGCGAACACGGCGGCGGGCTTGAACGTCCTGCGTTCGGTCTCCGGGGCTGTGTTCGCCGATTCATGGGGAGCAGCCAGCCTCACCCGCGCCTTGCGCCTGACTGGATTCACGAACGGCTGGGGAATCTCTTCGGGGACCAATCGGCTGCTGCGCGGCCTGGCGGGAGCCGCGACGGCGGGCGCGTATGCGGCCGGTGGGATGTGGCTAATTCGGACGCTGGTCGCTGCCGCAGTCGGGTTTACCGCAGTCGGCGCTCACCTGGCGAGGCTTCGTGCCCTTGCGGGCAGTGCCTTCAGCGCCAGTGCCATTGGCGGCGCGGTGGCTATCGCGCGTGCCTTGGTGGCCACATCCGTCGCACGGTCGAGCTCAGGCGGGAAACTCTCCCTAGCCAGGGCACTCAATGCGGCCACCCTGGGTGTCGCTGCCATTCTCGCCCGGTTGGTTCGTGTGCGCACGCTGACCGGTACAGGGCTTTCCGTGGGCGCGCTGGTGGGCCGGTTGGCCGTGATCCGTAGTTTCGCTGGGCGGGGCGCCGGATGGTCTGCGATCGTCGGGATGCTGCTCTCCGCGGTTCGCACGATTCTGGGGCGCACGATCTTCGCACGGGGAGAAGCTCGCACGGCCATTATCGGCTTCGAGGAACGATCGGTCGTTGTATGCGGTGAACAACGCCTGATCACACCTGCCGCTGAGGCTCGGACTTTGACCGTGCGCGAGGGCAAGAGGCAGATCGACGCATGACCTTCACCAAAGACCCCGACGCCATCCTCGACTACGCGGTTGATTGGAGCCGGTGGCTGGCCGGAGACACGATTGCCGCCAGCGTGTGGATAGTGCCCACCGGGCTAACAAAAGCCACCGAGAGCAACACGGCCACGAAGGCCATTGTCTGGCTCTCGGGCGGATCAGCAGGACAGAACTACACGGTGACCAACCGCATCACCACCGCCGCCGGTCGAACTGAAGATCGGTCTTTCACCATTCGCGTTGAGGAGCGCTGATGCCGGACTGCTCGCCTGGACGGTGCCCCTGAGATTCAGCTCTTGGCTTCGGCGCCGTGTCGGCCCGCGCTGGCGCCCTGAATCACCCGGTCAACAAGAGATCGGAGCCGGATCGCGTCTTCGGGCCGAAGGATGAAGCAATCCCAGTGGCCGTACTTCGTACGGTAGCCGCACACGTACCTGAATGCGACCCAAATCCTCTTCCAAATGCCGCGGTACTGGTTCAGGTACACGCTGGTGAATAGCTCGTTCTCGACTGGATCGTAGCTGAACTTCAGGGTGTGCTCGTCACTGAAGCAGGCGCATTCGAAGAACTCTGTCGTCATGGGCGCAGGCTCCCGGCTTGTTCCGTGAGTGTCCACATATCGATTGTCGCTTGAACAGAGATGCCTGACTTTATCGGTAACATCGCGGTCCCCGAGATCGCGCCGAGCGGCGTGTTTCCGCTCACGCCCGATTACCCGCTCGAGGTGCGGCGCGATCACGAGGTCGCCGTGCACCAGTTTGGCAGCGGCAATACGAAGATCGAGCAGCGCATTCTCCTGGGCACCGGCGCGCGGCGCTTCACCATTCGCAAGCAGTGGCTGCGGGATGCTGACCGCATCGCTCTGCGCAACTTCTGGGAGGCGAAGTACGGTCCCTACGGCGCGTTCACTTACAACGCCCCGAGCGAAAGCGGCGCCGGGACCACGCCCGTCACCTGCCGCTTCGCCAACGAACCGCTCTCCTGGGAGATGGTCGCCGACTGGGCGTGTTCACTTGGCGTGACGCTCATCGAAATCCCGCAGGCGACGCCCTCCTACCCGCTCAACCAGACCGTCAATCGCTTCCCACCCGCCGCGCTCCAGAGCGCACTGCTCTCGCAGGTCCAGGAGATCATCCCGCTTGTACGTATTCAACCTCTTCAACCTGGTTATGCCGCTATTCATCTCAGTGATCGCCGGTGTACGATCGACGTCCAGCTTTACCAGGCGCGCCTGGTCGAATTCGACGGCATCTCGCAATCGATCGGCAACGAGTCCGACGAGGCCCAATTCGCCTTCGGAAACGCCGACCGCGTGATGCGCGATCTGGCCAACGACGTCGATCTCTTCCGGGCCGAGATCGCCTTCAGCCTGTTCCACGTTGGCACAGGCATCAAACTAGACCTCTGGAAGGGCAACATCGTCAATTGGACCTGCGACGCCGGGCCTGAGTTCCGAGTGACCGCCGCTGATGGCCTTTACGAACTGAACCTGCCCTATCCCACGCGCAAGATCTCCCGCACCTGCTGGAAGCGTTTCAACGACGGCCAGGCCTGCCCGTTCGCCTCCAATGGCGCGCTCGATCTGGTCCACTTCCCCGAGGCCGATCCTACACGCTGCGACAAGGGTTTCGACACGCCGAACGGCTGCCGGGCGCACGGCATGAACGACTACTATGGCGGCATCATGGCCAAGCCGCAGGGCGTGCGCATCAAGGACAACTCGACCGGCGTGTGGGGCTTCGGCCGCTCGACGCTCACCTCCGTCTCGCTAGTGGCCGACTCCATCTACGATCAGGTCCTGCCGGAGATCTACACCGACTCGCCGATGCCCGTGAACGCCAAGATCGCCTCGGGCCGCGACGAAAGCGATTTCTACGCTGCCTTGGGGCTAGTGGGCGAAGGGCCGTTGGGGGCCTATGGCACGGGCCACAAGCTCGACGGGCAGTTTCATCACGGCTACCCGGGTTCACTTGGGTTGATGACCAGTTTGGGTCCCGATCCGAATCCAACCACATTCGGATTCGATACGGATGCTGGCCCGGAACGGGCGGCCGGCACGGCGTTCCTCATGGTCCGGCGCTCGGACGCCAAAGGATTGCAGCTTTCGCGCTTGAGCGAGCACGCGATGGAGGCTGTCGTCGCCCAGGGCCTTGGCGGCTGGGTGTGGACCTCGCCCGGCGTGCGCGTCTTCGCCCCCGCGCTGACCAACCCGATCTGGATCGCCGTAAACATGCTGCTGCGCGCCCGAGGCCTGCGCCTGGGCGCGGGCGCCAGCACGCAGCAACTCGACTTCGCAGAGACGCTGTTTGATGTCGATGCAGCCGTAGCGGCGGCCGCGATCTGCAACGAGCAGGTCACGAAGCTGGTTGGCACAGGCACGGAGACCCAGTTCAAGTTCCGCGGCGTCCTCCAAGAGGAGAAACCGCTGCGCGACTGGCTCCAGGAAGTGCTGATGAACTGCCTGGGCTATTACACCTTCGCGAACGGCAAGCTCAGACTCGGCGTCCGCGTAAACTCCTCAGCCGTCGAAGCCTTCACCGAAGGCAACATCCTGTTCCGGAGCCTGCAACTCGCGCCGCTCAGGCCCTCGTTCAACCACCTGACGGCCAACTTCGCCGACGAGGATTTCGAGTTCGTCGCCAACTCGATCTCGCTCTACGACATCGACCACGCCACGCTGATCGCGGGCGGCGCAGGTCCGCTGTTCCTGAAGTCCACGGTGAATCTCTCAGGCACGGCGTCGAAGTCGCAAGCGGCGCGGATCATCACGGTTCGCTTGCGCGAGGAACTGGGCGGCATCACCCCGGAAGAATGGAAGAAAACGCGTCAGATCGGCTTCCGCACTACGGTGCTTGCCCTCAACACCGAGCCCGGCATGGTGTGCTCGATGACTCATCCGGACATGCCGGGCGGGCAGGGTGAGTTCCGCGTGACCGGCTGGCGGCTGAACCGCGACTACTCGATCGACATCCAAGGCCGCACAACCACGGACTCGATTTACGACCTGGTCGCCGGGCCGAAGCCCGCCGACGTCGTGCCCGAGCCGCCAACCGACGAAGTACTCATCGACACGGGCGTCCCCGGCGTGCTGACCGGCGTTCCCCGCCTGGGCGACTACGGCACGTTCGCCATCGACGACATGTCGGTGGCGCCCGATGCCTCCGGCAATGCCAACATCGTCGGCGCGCACGAGATCACCCTGGCGCTTTACTACGTGGACGAATTGACCACCGATCTCTGGGCGTCCATCGACTCGGCGATCGATGCCACGACCGACCCCGTCACCGTGGTCTGCACGGTCAATCCCGATACGCAGAGAGTCTTCCGCGTGGGCGACTTCGTCGTCTTCAACGATGAATCACCCGACCTCGAGAGCCCCGGCCGGCGATCCTATGAGTGCGCTCAGATCATCGGTCCCGGCGCGCCCGGCGACGTCGTGCCGAGCGGCGAGTTCCATCTGCAACGCGCCTACCCGGGCGTCCCCGAAGGCCAAGCGACCTTCGGCACTCTGCGCTGCGCGCACCTCGCTGGGATCCGCTTCTACAAGCTCGACCAAAAGACGTTCACCTTCAGCGTCCGCAAGGGCTTCTTTCGCACGCCTGACTTACCTGCGAGGATCGAGGCGAAGCTGCCAAGCGCCTGCATCGTGGCGGCGCTCGCGGGCGTCGCGAACCACTTCGGTTACGGGCCGTTCACCGTCTTCCCGCTCTCGCGGCACAACGAGCCCTACATGCCCGGCCTGCGCACCTGTAACGGCGGCGCGTACACCTTTCAGATCCCCGGTCCGCTCACGGTGCAAGAAAACGTCGTCATCCCCATGAAGGTGCAGGACGCCGCCTCGATCCGCTGCGTCTACGCCTATCTTCAGCGCGGTACGACGGACGGCCAGTCGGCGTTCCTGGTGAAGATCAGCCGCGATGGCGGCGCGACGTGGGAGCCGCTCGAGTACATGGGCATTGCGCAGGCGTTGCCCGACCCCTACAAGACGACGTACGACTTCCTGGTGAACAACGAAGGCTTGGGGCTCCCCGCCACGCGGCGCCTGCCGTATGCCGACTACGGCCTGGTGCTGATCTCGGCGGTGACCGCCGGGCCCGACCCGCAAACCTTGCAGACGGCCTCCTACGGCGCGAACCGGCTCGGCCTTGTCGCCGGCAGCTTCGTGTTCCTCGATCCCGGCGGCGCGAACGAGGAGTACGTCCGTGTGATCAGCGTCGACGCTGAGAATCAATCGTTCCAGGCGGTGCTGACCAAGGACCACGCCGCCGGTGAGCGCATCCGACCGACGATCTGGCCGACGCCGGTGCTCTATGAGGGCGACGATCTAGCCTTTGACATCCTTGCCGTCGCCTCGCCGGATCCAGGTTCGGATCTGACCGTTGTGATTCAGACTTGAGCAACTTACGAGACCTTCTTGAGCCCGGCCTGGATGGCTCGCTTCAACACGGTTTGGTATCCGATGCCTTCTTTGGCGGCTATCTGCTGCGCGCGTTCGAGGTCCGCCACTGGCAGCCGGATCGAAATGGCCCTGGTGGCCTTTGCTTTGGCTTTCTCAACCAGCTCAGCCAGGACTTTCGCGTCCGTGGCTGGAATCGGCGAACCGGGCGAGCGCAAGAGGGTCCCCTGCTTCAACGCCCGCTCGAATTCACGCTGGGTCTGCCGCCGGCCTTGCGGCGTCGTGTACCACGCCGCTTCGGCACTCATGGACCCCATTTCAGCCTTCGATTTGCGGGGCATAGATCCTCCTTTCCGCCTGATTCATCGTGTACGCCGTCACGGTGCGGAACCGCTTTCGGCGGACGGTGAACACCACGACCACGTAGCGCCCTGCCGCTGTTCGGCCGAGCAACTTCCAGCGCTTCTCGCCACCCTTGGACACGGCCGGGATAATGACATGGCGTCCTCTGACCGCCTCCTCGACCTCCTGGGGCATGACGTCGTGAGCGGCGACGTGGCCGACATTGTGCACGTCCCAGTCAAACCCGATGAGATCGTCGAGCACAACGCTAGTATATACGATGATCGTATATACACGCTAGCCCATCTGAGGCCGTGATGCCTTCCGGACCGCTCCTTCTCTTCGACCCCCGCCGCACCATCCAACTCCAGGGCTTCTCCGGACGCGCCGCGACCACTACGCTCCGCGACGCCACCGAGACCGGCTTCCAGATCTCCGGCATCTTCCAGGCGGCCGAGGACTTCGCCAACGTCCAACTCTTCTCGGCCTATGACTACTTCAACCACCTACGCCTGAAACCGCTCCCGGTGACGGACCTCTCCGGGTTGACGCTCCAGTACGACATGGAGATCCTGCCGGTCAACGGCGAGGAGGGCAACGTGCGGCCCGACTGCGTGCGCTACGCCTCGGTCGGGTGGGACAAGCTCACGATTACGACCGGTGAGGGCGACATCTACGAAGTCCCGTTGATGAACCACGCGGCAGTCGTCTCAGGCGAATACGCACCGGGCAGCTTCGACTTCTCGCTCAACGACCGCGACGTCGCCACCCTCGACGACCTAGTCATCGGCAAGCCCACGCCCGCCATCACCGACAAGGCCAACGTCTACTTCATGGGCACGCGATGGTCGTGTTCCTCGGCCGAGGCGATCGCGTTCTGCAATCTCGAAACCCGGCTTCTCAACAACATCGGCGCGTCCAACGTTCCTTCCTGCGAGCAAGCCATTTGGTGGCAGGACGACCCTAACTTCTGGCACTTCCTGTTGGTGAACAACGGCGGCGCGGGCATCCAGGAGGCCGGCGCAACCGACGCCGCTGACATTGCTTCGCGCCTGGCCTCGATGGTGGGCATTTCGAGTTGGCTGGTGGATTGCGCCCCCTCGGGTAACGTCATCACGGTCTCGCTCGAGCCGGGCGTGAACGGCCCCGTGACGGTCTCGACCAACAGCGGCTCGGCCCCCGCGACGCTCAGCCGCTTCGTGTCCGGCATCTACACCGCGCAGGTCGCGTCCTCGGCCGAGATCCGTGTGGGCGACTATGTCGGAGTCGACATTGGCAGCGCCAACGACGAGGTCGTTAAGGTCCTGGCGGTTGGTGCGGGCACCTTCACGGCGCATTTCACGAAGCCGCATTACGGGAAGCTCTACAACATCCAATGCCGCGTGCTGCCACGGGCGCGGCACTTCGGAAGAGTGCTCAAGAGCCGCATGGTGGACGCGCCGGCACCCGATTACGGCGAGCAGCCAAGCAGCCTCGCCACCGAGCAATTCACCACGACGAACACCTCTTGCGAATTGAAGGTGCGGCTTGTTGCGCAACTGGGCCAGTACGGCCGTGATGCCAACGGCATGCCCGTGCGCGTCTCGGTCGATGGCGAAAACCAGATCGTCCGGATCGAGAAGAACGACGACGCGTTCGGGGCGACTTCGCGCGCCACTGCCGTCGATGGTGCCGGCAACACTCGCGTCTATCGCTTCACGATCCCCTTTGCCTCGCTCTTCGGCTATCTGAACGGAGACCGCAACGCCCTCGTGCCCGTTCCCGCCGATGACATCGTGAAGATCCATCTCACCTTCGCCCCGCGCTTTGAAGATGTCGAAGCAGGCCTGCGCGAGGGTGGACGGCTGAAGGAAGGTGTTGCAGCATTGCCGCCCGGCACAGAGGAGGAGTGGCACCTGACAGAGGCCGACCAGATGCTCGCCGGCCGCAAGTACTATGTCGGCACGCCCGATGTTGAAGAACGCATTTCTTGCCTCGCCAACTTCGGCCTCGTGAAGCCCGACCCCGACGACCCCGCCACTTGGTACTACCGCCTGCTCGTGCGTCGTGGCGAGGACTCATCAACGCCGCAGGCTTGGCCGCCAGGCACCCGCATCCAGCGGATCTCGACCATCACCGGCACCCGCTCAGACATCGAGTGGCAGGTGCGGATCTCGAACCTCACCGTCACGGGCGATCGGACGCTGAAAGTCGGCGGCGATGCGCCGCGGATCGAAGAATCCAATGGCCGCTGCCGGTATGAGGGCTTCTGGGAAGACTACAGCTACGGCGCAGGCTGGCCCACGCATTGGTGGTCGCTCGGCCATGCCAAGCGCTGCGCGCCTAACGACGCCCAGGACCGTCGGGCGGTGACTATCCGCTACTCCTACCCGCGCGAGCACGATCTCTACCTCGGCACGTGGCTCGGCCGCGATGCGGGCCGGATCGAGGTCACGATCGACGGCGGCGCGCCCGTCGTCCACGATCTGTATCTCAACGACTACAACGGCCTCGCGGCCATGATGAAACTCGCCGGCGCGCTGCCTGCCGGGACGCACACGGTCGAGATCGGCGCACTGTTCTCGAAGCACCCCGCGAGCAACGGCTATTTCTTCTACTTTGACTACTTGTGGCCGCTCGAGCCACAGGACCCGCCAGATCCCCCAAAGGTCTACCCCGACGTCTCGCTTGCCATCGACTTCGACACCGACCACGGCTACAAGAAGCCGCCCGCCTGGCATGTGTGGCACTTGAAGCAGCTCGGCTTCATGGGCCACGCCGACGTCTACATGGGCGTCTTCTGGAACAACAAGCGCCGCCGCATCGGGGCGACCTACCCGAACTGCACGGTGAGCATCGGCGCCTGGCAGGTGGATCAGCCGCTGTGGATCAACCTCTCCGGCACCACGCTCTACTTGTCGCCCGGCGCAGGCCTCGCCACCGAGGACATCGCGGCGCACCTGCGCGCGATGATCAACGTCACCTTCCCCGGCGTCTGGTGCACCAGCGACGGCGGTTCGATCCACATCCGCTCCCGCGCGCCGAGCTACACCTTTAGCATCTCGGCCAGTCCGCAGTTGAGCATCTCGCAGGGCGCGCCGGCGCTGGACCAGCCAGGCGCCGAGGGCGACTGGGAGATGATCGACACCATCTCGCCGGTGATGACCCACGGCGCGCGGAACTGGATTCGCGACCTGGCGCGGGAGTTCCAACAGGCCGGCATCGACGCGAGCTTCGCATTTTCGATGGAGTGCTACCTGCCGCCGATGGCGATGGCCGCGCGCTACTGGGACGGCGAGCCCGTCTTCCTGCCAATCCCGTCGCACCAGATGCATTTCGGCTCGCGCGTGCGGAACTACCTGAAGCAGATGTATAAGGAATGCGCCGACGAGATCGCTGCCGCCGGGTTGCCCATCGTCCTCCAGTTCGGCGAGA